AGACTCAAGCTTCAAGCGGCAAGCATCAAGCCCCAAGCACAAAGGCTCAAGCTTAAAGCCACAAGCAACAAGCTCGTGGATCATGGACCCTTCAAAAAGTTTCAAGCACCCTGAACCGAGGTGCTCAATGCAGATAAAAGTATTGTGTGGATGCTTCACATGGAATGCAATTTGATGTGGACTGAAGCGTACCTTGTTACCTCTTGTGACTTTGAGTTCTAGTGTAAAAAAGTGGCTGTTAACAGTATAACCCAATAGATCGGGAGTGCCGTGTAAGCTACTATTTTCAAGCCTGATCCATGAAATTTTAGGTATAGATTTTTTAATTTTTGCATATAATTTTCGCTCGGGTTTCAAGGTAACTAGTGCTTTCTAATCTGGTGTTTTAGGAGCGATAATTAACTTTTGTCTTGTGTGTTTTAATACTACACGAATCATACTATGTCCAATTATATTTGACTCTTGCACTTCAATTCTTTTTATCTCTTCGAGATGACCATTGACGTCTATGTAAATTCTTGCGTTAGATATCGCATTACCTTTTTTACCATCAGTAAATTGATCTAAGTATTCCTGTAGATGTTTAACAAACATTATTGACTTTATAACTATGTTACCTTAAATTGTCAATCATGGGATTACCAAAAAGACTTACAGAGATGCAAATGAAGTTTGCTGAGTATTATGTATTCGGTGATGATAATGGACCTATGACTAAAACAGAAGCAGCTATCAAAGCTGGCTATAGTCCAAACAGAGCTAGACAAGAAGGGTCAGAACTTACAAACCCAAAACTATCTCCACTTGTAGTCAAGTATATGGGAGAACTAAGAGAAGAGAGACTAAAGAAACATGAGGTGACCTATGAGGGACATGTTGCAGAACTTGCAAGACTTAGAGAAGCCGCTTTGAAAAAAGGATCATTTTCTTCAGCAGTGAATGCGGAAGCAAACCGAGGCAAAGCAGCAGGACTATACATAGATAGAAAAATAATAAAAACAGGAAAGCTAGAGGACCTATCAGAACAAGAACTAGAAGCAAAGATGAAACAAATATTAGACGACTACGCACAGATAATTGATGTAACTCCATCTACAACTTCTGAATCTTCTTTACCCAAGCCCGAGGAATCATCGTCCGATCCCCAAAACTAAAACTACCATCATCTTCTCTATCGTAAGAAGCAAATAACTTAATTGATTTTTTATCTTTAGAATACAACCAACCTTCGTTAACAGGTCTTGCTAGTTTCATTCTGTCAAACTCTTTGTCAGTAGCCCAGCCCGAATCGCTCACACAGTCGATCCACTCCACTCGGACTCTCGGATAAGGTATGTCGGGAGTTATTGAGGCAACAGCTTTTCTTCTTTTCCTAGGCATAAAATTTTATTATCATATCAATCACTCTCAGTCTACCTGCCACATTGTAGACACAATTTATTTTTCGATACCTAAATGGGCAAAAATTTTTTTCTTGCGCTAAAAAATAAAAAAAACTGAAAAGGTATCGCAAATGCCAAAATCAACCTATAACCGTTGGTATACAAAGATAATTTTTCGACACCCCCCCCGTCGCAAAGGTATCGCAAAGGTATCGCAAGTGTCGAATTTTTTGGTCCAAATAGTGAACAAACACTTGTCACCTTAAATTTGCGACACCCTTTCGACACCCAATCGACACCCAATCGATACCCTAAGTGTCGAATCATAATATTTCTTTTGCCTTCTTTTCGCCATAATGTCGCCTCAATGCTGCCAATCTATCCTCAGCGCTTGAAATTTTTTGTAACATTTTATCGACTTCACCTAAAATATCTGTGTGCTCAGGTATGATTAAATTATGTTCGTTGAGCGCATTTATTCTGTATAATGCGTCCTCTATCTCTGCATCATATTTTTTCATCAGAGCTGTAAACATTTTATCATTCATCTTTCCATTCCTCCATTGTTTCATTACCATGTTCGTCTTTGTATAATATATATGACTTTTCGCCATCATAGTAATATCCTGATATCTCACGCTCCATTAAAAAAATCCTCCGGATTAATTTTTACGTTCGCTCGTTCTTTCTCATCATGAATTAGGTCATGATACATGTCTAATCTTTTTAAAAACTTATGTTTGTAGTGTCTTAATTCAGGTCCTTCGACTTTGAATTCTTGATAATATAGGTCAGGCGTGCATACCATGATAACTCCCTGCTCGATGTTTGATTGGTGCACGTAGTCGTGTGCCATGGCGTACGCTGCGATCTGCAGATAATAATCTTCGATCCATTCTTTCTTCTTCGGACGATTGGCCTGCTTGAAGTCAACAACAGTTTCACGACTGTTATGTAGGCAGACAAGGTCTGTTGAACCTGCGTATAGACCCGGGTAGTATAACGTAACTTCCGAACCATACCATTCATCAATCGGTGTGAGACCCACGTCAATAACTTTTTTGGCCATGGCTTTCGCCTCCTGTCCGAGTTCTGTAAGATCATCGTAGCCAGTTCCCGTGATATAGTGTTCCAGGAATTTGTGCATAGCTGTCCCCCGACTACTAGATACATTTTTGATTCTGTCTGCTTCTTGTTCTCCAACTTTGGCCTTCCATTCTTTTAAAAATTCTTGATTTTTGGTTTTGCCTAATATCGTAGTAACACTAGGAAGTCTAGTACCATTTACATCATAGAGCCGTGTTCCGTGGTCCTCGATGCGTGTGCCGGTGATGTAGTTGTACTTATCGCTGTGCTTGATCGCTCGACCAATGTTGTGGTACTCTTCACAGTCTTTATCGCTCATCATTTTATATTCCTTATCACGTAATATATTATAGCAAGGCCTATTAATAAACAAACCATGTTGTATGCGAACATACCAAATCCAAATTCAACCGTCATAATTTTTTCTTTAGCTCCTCTAAATAATCTTCTTCATCTTTCTTTTCTCTATACTTTATCATGTTGGCTTGTTTACGCCACGCCCATGCGTGCAATTTACCAGACCAACCCATCAACCATATATAAAATTTTAATTTCATTCTAAACTCATCGCTTGTTTATATTGTTCTATACTAACTACATTACCATTCATGATATGCGGATCGTAATGATCTATAACTTGCTCTACTTTATATAGTTTAGTTTTAGACCAAGGCCAAATCAATCTACATACCTTGTATGCATCTCTAAATGTACAACGCCATTTGTATTGCATCAAGTATTTTGTACCATCTTTACGCAAACCTTTTCTAGGTTTTTTGACAACTGTTCCAACACCTAAAACTTCATGGACCCAACGTATAACCATCTCATCAGTCATAGTTATTTCCATACTGATACGTTGTGACATAGAATATCTATACCCTTTACCATCGTGTTTTTTCTTTTTTTCTTTTCGTCTAGCATAATAGATACTACCTTCACCATCAAACAGTCCTGCTATGTATGATAAATCTTCATTTGTGATCATTTGTTATTATCCATTTAAGTGTTGATGTTGCAGGGTCAAACCCATCAAAATCTAGTTTAGTGCAATTTGTTAGAAGGACCATCATCGATAAGATTATCAGTAACTGTCTCATAAAACTCTCCCTCCGAGTCACAGTCCCAACATTGATGTACTTCACTTCTGTCTCTAAAATCTACAGAAGGATCACCATCAATTTTTGCAACTCTGACATAACCATTTCCATGACATGTATCACAGATGGTCACTTTGACTCTACCCTTTTTTATTTTTGCCATTTAACTTTTTCACTTTCTCATTAGCGATCGCTTCGATCGTTTTTGCTACAGATAACTTTGCATCGGGCAATAATACCTTTGATAACTTATCTAAAGTAGCGTATGTTTCTTTTGTTAGAGAAACATTTTTGTATTTACTCATGTCTGTCATGCGTGTTTCCTTTCATATTAATACCTAATATATAGGTGATATTATAGGATTGTCAATGAAATTTGTATTAAGTTTAATAATTTGTTCTAGTGTTGCTGGTGAATGTATGCCACCTTTTGATTGGCAAGATACATTTAGAACAAAATACGATTGCCTGGTCTTTGGATACGAGGAGTCTCTTAATAAGATGAAAGAGATTGGTAGAGAAGATGTTAATAAGTATGGCATGTATATCAAGTTTTATTGCACACCTCACGACTCAGTTTGACAATGTGGCAAGATTATGGTAAGTGAGAGAATCTTCTCACCATTACCTACCCTTAGTTTTTTCCCTCTTTAGGGTAGGTGTTTCCTTATCCCACATCTTTAACATGAAGATGACAAATATTATGGGTAGACTACTTACAAATACAGCCAAAAAAAATTCCACTGTCGTCCTTCATTACGTATGCGTTGATTGGTGTTTCGTGATACGTGGTCAAATGTAATCGTAGTATATCACAAAGATCAAGACAGTTTATCTTATCCATAATCTCGACACCTGCCATCATCTCTTTTGTGACAGCTACCAGACTATACAGACCGTCGTTTAATAGTATTAGATCCATCGTTTACTTTCGTTCCATGATTTAAAACATTTTTTAATCCTGATGCTTTCATATTTATGTCAACACCGTAAGATTTCCATGCCTTCTTCATCAGGTTTAACTCTAACAACAGACTAGACCATTGTCCCTGCAATGCATTATTTACTTTTAATGTTATAGTTTTTTCTTTCATAATTATAGGATAGTCATTTATTTTGTTTTGTCAACGGCCTTGGCCTCGGTATTTTTTAAAATTTTTTCGCTTAGATTTGTTCATTTTTGCGAGGCTAGGATTACGTCCAATCGACGTTTTGTGAAACATAGGCACATGTGCAACCTTTGCGTATAAACCTTTAGCTTTCTTTGCCATTGCCAAAGTATCCATCAACTACAGATTGTAATGTAGTTTTTTGTAGGGTTGGAATATAACTTATTTTACCATTAACAAATTGTTCTAAATCTGCACCACATGTTATGCATCTAAAGTATTGTCTAGTTAGGCCCACCAACATCGTGTATTCATCACATGTTGGACAGATGCCATTAACTATCTCCGTGTGAAATCTTATTGTTTTTTCGGTCATATATTCTTTTATTCTTTATCACTTTTCTTTTAAAATGTCTTAATTGTTTTGCTATTGGATTTCTTTTTTTATTCAGCTTTTGCATCAGTCTAAGATCAAAGCTTTAATATATTTTCTTCCTTGGTACAGCTCTATCTCTGCTTTACCCTTGTAGCATTTGTAGGATACAGATTCAGAAAAGGTCCTCTCCGCCTCACGTTTGCCGCGAAGGCATTGAGCCATTCCTTCAGGCTGGATTAAGTGTTCCTTAATTTCTCCGTTTACAAACATCAAAAGGGCAACTATAGACTCTATCATACTACCTTACCTTTGTTTTCACCTTGTTTAATAACATATTTTTGTGTACCATGTTTGCCAGTTTCAACTTCTTTTTTTAAATCTTTTACATAACTCATCTGTTTAGCTTGTTTATTCATGTCAGCTATGTAATCTAAAACTTTTTTAGTGATTCTTCCCGTTGCCATTATATTTAAACTCTCTGTTTGCGTCTTTTAATTTTTCTATGTCTTCTAAAACTTTGTCCATTTGTTTACGTAAAAACTCAATGTTAACTTTGTTCAAAGCCATATCTTCTATATGCTTATTTAATTTGTCTGTCGACTTATAAAGATCCTCGATCATCATAAATTGTTCAGAATCGGCGGGCAATGAACCTAATTGTCCACGTGGCCATTTGATTCTAAACTCTGTGTTTTCTATTAGATCTTGCTCCATTAACTGAAGTCTAGTGTCAGCTATGTTTAATCTCTCTACAATCTGAAAGTAGCCCATAGTGCCGAGTGCTACAATTACAATCAAACTAGCAACCGTTTTCATAGGCATCTGCACAGCAGCAGATTCAGATATTGTCAAAGGTTTCTTACTCATGTTTTGGTTTTGGTGGAGGGATTATATAATCTTTTGTCTCAATTTTCAATGGTGTATGGTCAACAGGCCTTACACAGAAGGCCAGTAAACATAACAAAATTATAAGTATTGCTGTGAACCTGTAGTCCATAACAACCCCCAATCATTAGTCTCTAGTCCAAAACCAACTTTTGATTTTTTCCCAAATTTTTTTAATCATTTTTCTTTTCCTCTATTTCATAGAAGAACTTGTCGGTATCCTCTGTCCGCCAGGCTCTGCTATCCTCTACATTCCACTCAGAAGTCTGCACTTTCCAATCAGGAGTCTCATCTTTTACTGTAAAAGATGGTATGTCCCATATACAACGATTGTTTGGCTGTGCTGCAAAATTACCATCATCTAGGGCAATAATGTGAGCGCACTTATGCTCGTGCGGAATCTCTGAATGATCAGTGTCAAGTATGTTAGCCTCTGGGTGAGCAAAGTCAATAGTAAATAAATATTTTCCTGAGTGCCATTTTTTATCTTTTCCGATATACTTACCGGCTTGTGATTCTAAAACGTCCCAAGAATGAACAGAAGGATAATAAGAAAAACAATTCCAGAGCTGTAGTTCATCAAGTCGTCTTGTGGGCACTCGGGATGGCTCAAATCCCTTCTGAATAAACGCGCTAATAGGTAAGCGATAAAATATTGCACCGTTTTCCATAATAGCATGCCATAGTATGCTCCTTCCAGTAAGAGCCGATATGCCGAAGATAATACAGTCTTCAACTTCTCCATGGTGTTTTTGTAAGTCATATAAAAACTCCCTTCTTATTTGTGCATAGATGGGTGGTATATTTGCATTTAAATACGCCATATTTTTTCCTCACTTTATTGTACCCCAATTTAGTCCAGATTCATAGTCAACTTTGTTCTTGACTTCTAATGGGATAGCATTCTCCATTGTTGTTTTGATCAGCTCTGCTTCGTGGTCCGTGGTCGAAAAACAAAGCTCATCGTGTATTTGTATGTGTGGTATTATACCTTTTTCATGTAGATCTACCATGGCCTTCTTTGTCATATCTGCAGCGGATCCTTGTATCAATCTATTCAAAGCCTTGTATGTGAACGCAGGTGTATAATATCTTTCAAAATAATCCATGTAGTTTGGATCTATTTTGTTCTCCTTATACTTATCTAGCATCTCTGCTTTGAACGCTTCCATTGCTTGTTCTTTGGTATACAATGGAACTTCGTTGAATCTATTTATCTCAGGATTCCATTCTTTGTTTGTTGTTTCCCATCTATCAAACCTGCAAAATCTATCGTATAATGTAAATAATAGTTTGTTTTCTTTTGCAAAAGCTATCAGTTCTTGTGACAGTTGTTTTACAAAAGGCACTCGTCCGTGATACTCGTTAAATAATTCTTTGGCTTGCTTTTGGTCTAGGCCTAACTCTCTTTGTAGTTTTATTCTACCCATACCATAGAACAGACCTAGGTTGATTGTTTTTGCCTGTTTCCTGGAGATATTAGCCATGTCAGCGACTATCTGATGGAAATCTGCATCATCCCTATCAAATTGTTCTTCGAGACTCTCTGTGCCTGGTAGACCCAATTTGATCGCATAGTGCACCACAATACGTGGTTCTTGTTGTGAGTAGTCAAAGCTAGCCCATTCACAGTTATCCTCTGGTATAAATAGTTCTCTCATCTTCTTACCGATATAACCTCTTGCAGGTATCTGTTGTAGATTAGGATTAGACATACTAAACCTACCGGTGACCGTACCACCTGTATCTGATCTTATCTGATTTATATCTGCATGTATTCTACCTTCGTGTACATATTCTAATAATCCATCTATAAAAGTATTAACCGCTTTGTCATACTCTCTTGCCTTTGCAATCATACGTAGACACTTGTTGTTATGTTTTCGCAGATAATCTTTTGGCAGTTGTGGCATCTTAGATTTTGGTGTGACCTTGTAATCTTTTATACAAAGATGATCTAATAATTTTTTAATTGATGCTGCAGCCCAGATGTCAACATGTATTGTTGTTATACTTTCTATAGCTTTTATTATCTGGTCTCTACGTTTCTTGAGATGTCTTCCAAAAAGGATAGCTTTTGCGACATCTATTCTAACTCCTTTAAATTTCATGTCAACCAAACATAAAAATAATTTTGTTTCTAACTCAAATATTTGTCTGCAAGTTTTTTGCTCTCCGTCGTCTTTTGTGTATAATACTTCGTCAATTTTTTTATCAAATAGTTTCCATAGTTTATAAGTTAAATTAACATCTTGCTTTGCATACTCCTTTACAATAGATGCAGGAAGTTTATGCATATTAGTCATAGGGTCCTTGACTGTGCCGCCAGACCACTCCAATGTTTTTTGCTGTAAATCGTATTTGTATTTTTCTTCGTTAAGATAATCTTTTGATAGTGCATCGAGTGAATATTTAAATCTGTTTTCGTCAATAACAGATGCAGCTATCATAGTGTCAACAATCCTACCTTTGATCATCATACCTGTGATTGCTCTTATCCAACAGACATCATACATTGCATTGTGAAATACTTTTGTAATATTTTCGTTTTGAAAAATCTTTTCGTTTAACACCTGCCATATCTTATTTATTCTATCAAAAGCTATATCAGTATCAGAGTGACGTAGCGGAAAATATGCAAGGTCATTTTCTGTTGCAACAGCAATACCACAGATAAAACCGTCTTTACGGATTGCACCAGATCCTTTTGTTTTAAGATTAGGATCGTATGTTTCTATATCTATTGCAACTGTATCTATGCCATTAAGATCTAAATCCTCTGGTGTATTACACATTATAATCTCTTTCCAATATCATTTCTAAAAAATGTATAGCTTTCAAAATATCTTCCTTTCCATTTTTGTCTTGATGACGTATGATATATTTTATAGCACATCCTTCAGGATATAAAAGTTTATTTTCGACTACAAACTTACTGGGCTGTATGACATACTTTTGATAGTGGCTCCCGCCGTGCTGCTTGTCCCAAACATTTTTCTTTTTCATTTTGCTCCTTGTATTGTAAAATTTACACTGACAGATATTCTTTCACATTTTGATTTATAAGGATTTACAGAGTGCCTTAATGCGCTAGGAAATATAAAAAGATCTCCGGTCTGTGGTTTAAAACTATTCCAAGAAATAAAGTATGGGTTATGCTCTCCATAAAAAAATGCAATAGAACCAGGTCCTTTATCTGTGCCCTTGTATTCTTCTAACTCTTTTTGTAATTCTTTTGGTACATCTAAATAAATTACGCTAGAAAAATCACATCTTAAATGTAAATGTAATGGATTATAGTCCCCTGGTTGCATATAGTTTACCCAAGCTTTACTGGCTTTTATTTCAGGTATAGATCTATTATACCAATTTTTAAAACAGTGTCTAAAAGCCTGTGTGTATGGTTTTAAAATGTCATTAATTTTTTCTTCGTTTATTAAATATTCATGTTTTATATCACCAGCTAAATGTTTGTTATTATTTTTAACTGGATCTTTTGAACATAAATTTTTTATATTATTTAGATCTACCTGTGTAATTTTAGTATTAAAAAGAATAGGCCCCCAATAATAATAATTATAGTGTATCATCTTACTCCTAACGTATATTTACCTTGTGATGCTACAGTCCAACAATCAAACTTGCCTCTGCTGTATGCAACATATTTTAACCTAAGCTGTGTAAAGTAATTTTCTATTCTCGTTGAGGTTAAATCAACAATAACATTGTCAAACGTTAAACCTTTTACAGTGTGTATGTTTGCATATTTTACTCTTACGTCACCCTCTAAGTTAAAACCTTTTTCTAATATTTTTTTAATATACAAAATTCTATCTGGATCTGTTTTCTTTCTTATTAATGCAAAGTCTAGTTCGTCTTTTGCATTTTGTTTTAAATATTTATTAGTTATTAAATAATCTATATTGTACTCTTTATCTACCCACTCTTCAAAAGTTTCCTCACCTTTACCACGCACTATTACTTTATTACCCATGTATTGCCAAAAATCTTTTATTTGTTTTAAAGGAAGCAACGCACCCTTAACAAATTTTGGCCAAAGTTTGTGGCACCTTATTTCCTTTTTTGGTACGTGGGCCGTGTTCCCTACGTGTGCAAACTCTATACCGTGTTGCTTAAAAAATTTTTTGACCCATGAATCTGATGGTGTGCCTCGATAAGTAAATAAAAAAGTTTCATTCGTATTTCTTATTTTATTTAGCAAAGTTTCCATAGCACTACATTTTTTATTTAAGCTAGGTAGGTAATAATGATTGCCAACAACACCTGTTGGTTTCCATGTTCTTTCATACCCATAGTATTCCCATATCGGTTTTATTATTCTTTTACACAAAGTGTTAATAGTTTTACCACACCTGTGCCCTTGATCTAATTGCTCTGCATCTCTTGATAATCTATGATAATAATCTGCGTCTGACCCTGCAAACTCAAATATAGTTTGGTCTGCGTCACCAACAAAATAATATTCTTTTGCTTTTATTGCCATTTTATCTAAAGCTTTTCTTTGTGGTACATTACTATCTTGCGCCTCATCTACTATTAATGCGTCTATGTCTGGCTCTATAGCTTTATCTATAAACTCTTGTATCATGTCAGCATAGTCACAAACATGGTTATCTTTTTTATATTTTATATAATGTTCAACCATTTCCTCTATTGAGTTTAAACTGTATGGTTTATAAATTTCTTTATCACAAACTTTCCAATGTTCTTTTATAGTATGTCCTCTGCCATGCGCATCCGCTAAGTATCTATAAAATTTATGTTTATCTGCATTAAACTCAGATTCATTTACTGTTTGTAATTTGAATAAAGTTTCTATTGTGCATAAGTTCTTGTGGTCTTCATAACTTAAAACTTCTTTTCTACCCACCAATCTGCTTTTACAATATGAATGAATCGTACAAATCTTATACTTCATGGCTTTTTTTGTTACGCCTTGCATCTCTGGTAGTTTTAATATTTCATCTCTTATTTCATCAGCGGCAACATTTGTGTGTGATAGTATTATTATTTTATTGTAAGAATATTTTTTTAAAAGTTCTGTATATTTCTGAGTGATAAACATAGATGTTTTACCTGTGCCTGGTGGTCCTGATATAAATTTAGGTTGTTTCACTTGTCACCTCCTGATACTCACCCTCTACTATTAAATCTTCCTTGTCTATTTTTTGATTTATTATACGCCATGACACACAAGATTTTGACCCATACTTGCCATGATTCTTTTTTGCTTTTAATATATTCTGGCATTTTATTACAAGATCTACACGTGCCAGATTTACTTTTTGTTTGTGTAAATAATCTTCAAACTTATCTAAATTAAATTCTAATATATTTTTTTGCACGTTGTAATATGGCATACCAAAATATGCTAATTCTTTTTTATTTGTATATGCCTTCTCTTCTGCAATATAATTTTTAAAATGTTTTATAAATCTTAAATCTTCTTCTGCCTCCTCTACATAGTTTGTAGATTTTTCTCTTGCTTCATACTTTCTACGCATAATCTCTTCAAAATCTGCAGCTTTCATTTCTGGTATCCACACAGATGCTTTACTAATTACAGAATCATAGAATAGTTTTTTATTTCTAAGTGTAGGGCCGTCGACTGTGATTGTTTTTTCAACGGCCTCACCCTGCACCACAGCATTTATTTTTACAAAATATCTATCACTTCCATATTCTATTATCTGCCCAATAGATTGTTTTGCCTCTTCACTAGTGGCTTCTTGCACGCCAATCCAACTAAATATAGTTGCTATTGTTTTTGTAGAGCACCCAATAATCTCCGCAAGTTTTGGCATACCAAATTTTCTATTTGCTTTTTTATGTGTAGTTCCTTTTTTCTTTCTTTTTTCTGCCTCTTCATCTTTTGCTGCTATGGCTATCTTGTAAACAAAATCATCTATGTCATCTACATTCCACTCTGTGTGTTTTAATAATACTCCTGCCATTGCAGTGCAGTAGTCATCTCTTTGTCCAGCCCCTGCATATGTAATACACAATGCAGCAGACAGTGCTATTTTACCTAAATCTACTTTTAAATTACCTGGATATTCATCTATGCCATCATATTTAACCCACTTAACAACCTCGTTTGTTGTATGATATTTTGTTTCTGGAACTAATGTGTATTTATTTGCGCCATGTCTTATCTCACAAAGAGTTGCGCCATGACCATAATCTTTGTAATAATTTTCTAATTCTTTTGGTAATGCAAACTTCTTGTAATCTGATGTGCCAGACCAAAGATAGTGACTTGATGGATTATTTCTTCTACCAAATATTGCACCACATGATTTTATGTGATCGCTCGTAAATCTTTTTACAACAGGATTATCTATATCAAAATCTATGTATTGATCTAATCTGAGTCCTATTTGTTTTGTTGCGTGTTCTATTCTCCATTCTTCTTTCGTAACTTTAAAATCTGGGTCAGACCATTTTTCAACCACAGCCTGTTTTGTATCACAGGGTATGATAACCCGTCCCAGATCTATCCAATCTTCATACGTAATCGGTGCTTTGATAATCTTTTCATTCATAAATTAAACGTGGGCGTTTCCACGCTAGCTTCGACGCCCACTACCTAGGATTTTATAAATTTAAAGATTTTTTAGTTTGTTCTTGAGTTTCAGGTTTTGCTTCTATCTCACCTTTACCTACAGAGTCTGCAAAAGATTTTGCCATATCATAGATAGCTTTATCTGTGACTGGTCCAACCTTTGATACATCCCAACCAAACCATGTTCCTTTGTCGTTAGACATCTGGACAGTTGATAGTTTATAAATGTGGCTGTAAGTTGGCGGAGTAAATAAACCGTTTTTACCCTGCATCTTTAAACCCATCATCATTGAGTTCCATTTTCTGCTCACTTTTAATTGAGTAGACTTCATAGATATCAACGCTGTTTCTGGGTTATCACCGACTACAAGTACAAAATGACTAGCAGTATTATCAAGGTAGTTACCGTTTGGTAATCTATCTTTATAATCTTTACCTCTAGTTGTTTGGCTGATGATATCACTATCTGCATCGTGTATCGCAACGGGAGCACCTGTTGATGTGCCTCTGTCTTGCCATTCTATGTACTGTCTCTTGTAGTGACATG